CAAGGATCTCCGGCCGATGTAAGCTCTTATGTATTCGAGCTCGACCTTCTGGAGACTCAAGTAGTTGATGACTTCGCAGCGTGAGACAGCCAAGCGGACCGCTCCAGACAGGAATTCTCTTCCTGAGCTTTAGCGGAATGCTTTGAACCATGAAGTTTGAGAGGCACCAAAGCCCCTTTAGGTAGGCGTTATTAGAAACGTCCACCCATCCTTCTAGGTTCTTGGCCACGTCTCCTAGCTCCAACTGTGAAGCGTACAAAGGTGTCACATCGACACCTTTAAACGCATCCATCCCGCAACTTTCGCGGAAATGGCCAGTGTAGTGAGTCTTAGACCCATTAACCTTCAAGTCTAGATAGTCAAGAAGGTGAGCTAGGGTAGGAACTGCAGACGACGGCAAAATGATGTCGTCGCCAAAGACCTGGACCTTCCGGGCAGCTGAGAGAATCGAGGTCGAATTGACCTTCTTTCCCTCAAGGTATAAAACCACGGCTATGCTAACTATAGCATAAACAATGGTCTGCACCGGAAAGGTTACTCCAGACCCCATTGGGGCGTATTTCCTGAGCGTAATCGTCCAGGGAACATCAAGTCCTGTACCATTGGTACAAGACCGAGTCCTGACGGCCCAGAGCGCTTCCAAAAGAGATGGATTTCTCCGGAAGACGCGTTCTACGACCCAACAAGACAAGCGATCAGAGGCTGCTGAAAGATCAACAGTCGCGAAAGCTCCCGTCTTGCTAGCTTCCAAACACTTGAGCCGACTTGGCTCTTGTGAAAGGAAGGCTACTGAAGGTCTTAATGACCTAGGCATATGAGTCCTAAGCCATCTCATCAGTCCTAATTGAATGAACTGATGGGCAGTTGGCTCCGAAGCGATCATCCTTGGCCCCTTGAGAGTTTTAGGCACGGCTAACAGCCGTGCTGAAGGCTCAGTATCAACGGGTTCGAGACATATGTCGCTATCGGTAAGATGCAAGTCTTCCCTAGACTGACCAAAGTAGGAGTATGGAAATACCATCTCCAACTTGTGAGGCCATACAGGGAAGTGGTACTTGTCAGTACCTGTCTTAGCATCAGCCACGGCTCCAGGCCCGTGCTTGGGCTTCACCTCGCGATAGTCAAAGGTTCCGAACTGGACAGAAATCTGGTCCGAAACCCGTTCCAGGTAGCTTAGGAGCTTCCTGGAGAAGAGCCTATCTTTTGGCTCTCGACCGTCGCTAGACGATCCAGAATCCTCAAAAGACACTGACGTTCCTCCGGCATTAAAGTCAGAGATAGTATCGTAGTTCCACAATAAAGTAGGACTACGGAGACTAGCGTCAATGTTCTTGAA